AGTCAACATTCGGAACCTTGATTTTTACAGATGTTCCCGGTTCAGAACTTTCCTTGTAACCGCCCAGCGGCTGCATATCCAGCCCATAGCAGCGGGCCTTTTCTGTTCCCAGCGGCACTTTGCGTGCTTCCAGCAGCAACTTTTTGTGTGCGTTGGCTAGCGCACGGCTGCCAGCGGCATCCAGGGTTTCGCAGGCAAACGGCTGAATGCGCTGAATGCTCTGGGCGGTGATCTCCTTGTATCCCTGGCTGATTTCTTTCAGTGTAGCATTGTTTTGGGAGAATTGCAAGGCACTTGCCGCCGCATCCGCCTGCCTCGCTTCCCTTTGCTCAAAGCCCGGCACCTCCGCCCTTGCGCCGTCCAGCCTCTCCCCGGTTTCCTCCAGGAAGGCACTCAGCTGCTGCCGGGCGGCTTTCAGCTTGGCGGCGCTTTGGCTGGCATCCACCCCGGCGGCGGTCTCGGCCAGGTAACGGCGCTTGTACTTGCGCACCCTGCGTTCCATCGCCCGCTGCATCTGGGTGATCTCGTACCGGGTGTACAGCCCGCCGCCGTAGGGGATATTGCGGGCATCCAGCTCGGCCAGGCGTTCGTCCGTGTAATTGCGGACAGATACGCCGGGGTAGAACGGGTAAAAGTTGTGGCGGCAGTTCCAGCCGCACAGGCCGGGGCCGGTGCCGTAACCGGTGGCGGTTTCAAAATCCTCGTACCGCTCACCGTCCTGCACCACAGCGCCGCCGCGGTGGTAGACCCGGCCCTGCCACACCGCATGGGTGGGGCGGGCCCCCTCGTGGGCGGTCACTTCCACAAATTCGCAGCCCATCTCTTCCATGCGTTTCAGTTGCAATTTCGCACAAGTCTGGTTCACGCCGGTCAGTACAGCACGGCGGGCGGCTACTTCCAGCGTGTCGGTGTGGCCGCTGGGGTAGGTGATGTACGGCATGGTGTCCGCCAGGTCATCCACCACGCGGCGGATGGCGGTGTTGTAATCCAGGGCTCCGGTGCTGATCAGCCCCCACGCGCGGGAAAGCCGGTCCTCAAACGCGCCGGTTACCGTGTTGGCGGTGGTGGCCGTCAGGTTCTGCCAGGTGCCGCAGGTCTGGCGGTACCCGGCATTCAGCAGGTTCAGCAGGGCAGGGGACTGGTTGACCGGCGGCGGGTCCAGCCCGGCAGCCGTATAAACGGCATCGTCCGCGGCCAGGGTCTGTGCCCCGGCGGTTTCCAGCAGCCGCTTGATCTCCGCCCGGCTTTTGCCGGTGTACTTCGCCAGCGTGGCAACGGTGTTGCTGCGCACGGCGCGGGTTTCGGCCAGCCGCCATGCCTGCCATATGGCCGTTGGGGTCAGCGGGTCCAGTTCGTCCATCTTTTTGATGCGCCGGGCAATGTCCTGCAAAATGTCGTCTTCCACCTGCTGCCACAGCTGCACAAAGCGGCGGGGCAGGGCATCCAGCTGGTCAGGGGTCAGCATGGGGCATCACCTCACGGGGCAAAGGTCAGGGCTTCGTCGGCGTTGTTCTCGGCGCTGGTTTCAGCCGCGATCTGGGCGGCTTCCTCCCGGCTGTAGCCCTCAAACTCGGTCAGGTAGCGCTGCATGGGGAACTTGCCTGCCTGCACATACTGCCAGAACAGCTGCTTGCGCTCGCCGGGGTCATTTACAATGCTGTCGTCCCAGTTGTACACGGCGGTGTAACTGCCTGCGGGGGCCAGCTGGTACAGGTCGGCATAGGCATTCATTGCGTACAGCAGGTCATCCAGCGCCACCTGCAGCGCGTGCTGAATGCTTTTTACGGTGGAGTAGCTGCGCTGCTTGCTTGCCATGATCTCGGTGGCGGTCTTGTCCACGTTCTGGGGGTCGCTCAGGGTGCCATAGGCAAGGCCGCACTGGAACTCAATGCGTTTCAAGATTCCGTCCAGCCCGCGCAGATAGGATTCATCCCGCAGGGCGGGCGCAAACACGTTGAACAGTGTGCGGTCCGCCACATTGCCGGTCATGCAGCCGCGGTACAGCCGCCCGCTGCGCTGGTCCATCTGGAACCCCCCGTCCCCGGTGGGGCGCAGGGCCGCAGCGTCCACATCAATGGCAAGCTGGCCGCCCTCGTACTCCCACAGCAGGCGGCCAAACTGTTCGTCTGCATCGTGGATGGTATCCACAGCGGGGGCGTAAACGCTGGCCCCCAGCGGGCTGTGCCGGTCATTGCGGTTGGCAAGGGGAATGCGGAAGTAGGCGAATAACGGCCGCTCCACCTCAATGCGCACCTCCGGCGCAATGTCGGCCCACTCCGGCACATTGGTCAGCGGGATCTCCTGCCCCAGGCTGGCCGTGCTGGAACTGGCAAACGCTTTGTTCTGGATGGTCTGCACCCCGGCGGCGTATTCGTGCCGCTCCAGGCGGGTGTAGATCGTGTTTTTGCGTTTGAGCTGCTCGGAGAAGATCGCCCCGGTCAGGCGGCCGGTGGTGTCAAAGGTGGTGGGGAAAAAGCAGTCCCCCTGCACCACATCCACCAGCAGCCGGTCACCGGAAACATAGGGCTTGAACACTGCCCCGCCCAGTGCGCAGGCAATCTCGGTGTAGTTGGGCAGCTTGTCCAGAAACGGGGCCAGCTGCTCTGCCAGATAGTCCGCCCGCGAAGAGCCGGACAGGCTGACTTTCAGCTCCATCGTGACCAGCCGGGCAAACTCCCGCGCCACGCTGGCCGCAATGCGCAGGCTGTGCAGGTCGTTTTTGGCCGTGCACCAGGGGCCGCCCGTCTCGTACATCTGGGCCCACAGGGCAAGGGCATTTTCCATCTGGCCGGACAGGATAATGTCGTTTGCGCCGGGGGCATCGCCAAACAGCGTGCCGATCTGGGCACGCAGCCAGCGCAAAAGCTTTTGGAACATCTTCACTTCCTCCAATCCGCCCAGCGGTATTCGCGGGCCAGCACGGTATAACAAAAATAGCGGATGTCGTCCATGGCGTGGTCGTTCTCCTTGATGACGGCATCCTGCGGGGCCTTGTCATCCCAGCAGTAGGTTTTGAACTCCCGCAGGGCATCTGTGCAGCTTTCGTGGATCTGCACCCGCCCGGCTTGCAGCAAGCTGGCCGTGACCCGGATGCCGTCCAGCACATCGTTGGCGGCAGCCCGCACCATGTACCGCCCATGGCGGCGAATGGTTTCAATAAAGGACGCGGCGGAGGGGTCCACCACCACTTCCTGCACATAGTAACCGCGGGTCAGCTCTTCCAGCGCGGTGTAATGCTCTTCATCGGTGCGCTGGTGCTGGACCTCGCGGGAGTTGTAGTAACTTTCCTTGATGCGCACTGCCCGGTTGGCCTGCACGCACCACAGCCCCATGCTGCACGGGTTGTGGGTGCCGTAGTCGATCGAGACAAAAAAGCGGCCATCCATCCCGGCGGTCGGCCCGCGCAGCAGGTAGGCATCCGGGTTGGTCGCCACAAAGGGGTAAACCAGACCTTCGGCCACCACCCAGCGCCCGCGGATGTACCGCTCATAAAACACGCCGGTGTACTGCGCCCGGTACCGCGCCTTGATCGGCTCGGACAAGCTCAGGTTGTCATCCATCGTAAAGTGCAGGTACAGCAGGTTCTTGGCGTGGGCCTGCAAAATCCAGCTTTTGTAGAACCAGTGCTCCGGCCCCTCCGGGTTGCAGTTGAACCAGAACTTGGAACCGTCCACAGAACAGCGGGCGGTGGCCTGGTTTACAAAGCTTTCCGGCATCAGGGCAACTTCGTCAAACAGCGCACCTGCCAGCGTAATGCCCTGGATCAGGTCCTGGCTGCCCTCGTCCTTGCCGCCGAACAGGTAGTAATCGTTGGTCACGGTCCCGCGGGTCACGATCAGCAAATTGTCGCCCCGGCGCTCGGCGGCAGTGTAGCCGCGGGCGGTCAGCATCTGCTTGAGCACCCCCACCACGTTGCGCCGCAGGCTGGCAATGGTTTTGCCGCACAGGGCAAAGTTCTGGCCGTTAAAGCGCGCCATGCCCCACAGCACAAAACTGAGGGAGAGCGAAACGGTTTTGCCGGAGCGGATGGACCCGTCCGCGATCAGCCCGTCCGCCGCCTGCATGGGGGAGGTGCTGCACCACCAGGTCAGTACCTGCTTTTGGCGGCGGCTGAACGGCCGGAACCGGAACGCGGCAGGCTTAACCGGGTTCATCCGTACCATCCTTCCAGACTGCGGGCGCCTGCTGCTGCATTGCAGTCAAAAAGCCGTCATCAGTGGGCGGGGACGGTGCTTCGGCGGGTTTGTCGTTCCAGCCAAAGTTGCAGCGCAGGCTGAACTGCGCGCCATTGGTGCCGTCCCGGTCAAACAGGCGTTCTTCGGCGTATGCTTCGCACTGGGCCTTCGCGCGCGTAATCGTGGTGCAAAATTCCTTTTTGCCCTGGTAGGCATTCAGGTCCCGGCGGCAGGAAAACCCCAGCGCCAGGGCCAGCCCGCTTACCGTCGGTGGTTTGGCATCCACAATAATGGGCAGGCCGTATTTGTCCAGGAACGGCTCGCCGGTATCCGGGTTCATCAGGGGGTGCCCCTTGCAGGCGGTGAAATAGGCATCAATTTTGCCTTGGATCTCTTCCACGCTCTTGTACTTCGGGGGCCGCCCAACCGGGTTGCGTTTGTATGCCATGTTTCACCGCCTTTCTGCAATAAAATACCCCGCCGGGTTGGGGCGGGGTGGAATATTAAAGAACCCCGGCACGCACGGACAAAAGGAAAGAGAGTAAAATATGTGAGCCTTTGCCGGGTGCCGGGGAGTGGGGCCGCACAAGGGCCTTGCACCCTTGCTGTGCCGTTGCTTGGGAACACAGCGCCCCTGCCGAAGGGCCGGCTGTGCGGCATAAAAACGGCCAGACGGGGCATGGCCGTCTGGCTGAAATGGGGAGGATAAAATGATAACACAAAAGCCGTAAGGACGTTTTGGGTTCCTTACGGCTTTTGATGATGGTATTATAGCATGGAATTTTGGCTTTTTAATGCAGATCGATCTTCTTAAGCTTCAACCCATCGGATTTTCCCTGGACAGGCGTTTCGCGTGTACGATTAGAATTACTTTCCGAGAAAGCATTCTCACGATTTAATTTGCCTAAATTTAAAGTGTTATTAAGTTGCATAGTACCGGTAGGAATATTAAGCTGCTGATATAATAAATCGACTTCGGCATGCAGATTGTTCATAGCAAATTTCTCCTTTGACTGAAGCGTTCAAGAACGGAGATGGTTTATAACGGCTTTTCCGTTCTGATTTTCTATGATTTTGCAGACGTCGGTTCCAGACATTGTTAGCATATAAGCATGGTGAACACTCAAAATTTTATCCTGTAGTTTATTGTCATCTTCCATTGATTTGACTTTTAATCCGATACCTTGGCAAAATTTTATATTAAAATGACGACCATGATTCTTTGAGCTGTCGTGTTCATTTAAATTGTGAACTATATTTTCTATAATCTTGCGATCATCTTCATCGTCTTTGTTGAACATACAAGAACCAAGCCAGTCTCTTGCAAGGAGACTAGAAAGCTCGATTGCATCAATTGCCGTTTTCATGAAAGCAGCGGGATATTGAGATAGCTTTATAGACCAGTATTGGGCGTTTTCTGGATGTTCAGACAGATCAATTTTAGCTTCTTCAAATTCTTGTTTTATATTATATGCAGGAATTCCACTAAATTGAGGGTCAATGGGACCTAAACTAGAATGTTTTCCCATTATAATTTCTTTCGATGCGCAAGCAATCATTGTGCCGGCAGACATAGCTGCTTGGGGCACAATAACACGAATATCTTTGCCAAATTTGCTGCGAAGATATTGAACGATTGCCTCAGCAGCAGCGGGCGATCCACCTGGTGTATGTAAAATCAAATCTAAGCCCTTTGAACAATCCATGCCTTTCAACGCGTTCATAAAGCCGGTCATATCTGAATCATTGATATCGATATTTCCACCATTCTTCGTGATAAAGGCAGAGTAGTAGGCGATGGTATTCCTTTTCGTGTATTGCGACAGCTGTTTAATATATTTTCTCCGAACAAGATCCGAAGGAGAAGGAGTATCACCTAACTCCTTTAGTATATCGTCCCAACCGGCCATATTCGCAACACTCCTTTAGTTTTTCATAAGGATAACATAAAATTGAAGAATGATCAACATACTTTTATAAAAGCCCAAAATACTTGGCTACACACCGTATAAACTCCCCGTGCCACTGGGCGACGGTTCGCTTGCAGCGGTGCAGCTTCATTGCTGCCCCCTCCAGTGTATGCGTTTTGTCCCAGAAAACGCACCGGATCATCTGCAGGCGCTCTTGGCCGGTATCTAGGGTCAGGGTTTCGGCAATGGCCTGGCGTACGGCTTCCATTTCCCGGCGGTTGATCTCCGGCAGTTCCCGCAGGGCGGCATCGGCCACGGGGTCGGTGGGGGTGCCGGAGCCGCGGGGCATGCCGCTCAGATCGGGACTGATACAGGTTTCATGCAAGGCTCTTTCCTGCTCACAAAGGGTGGGGTAGCGGCGGATGATATCTTTTACATATCCCCACCAGCCATAATGCGGCCTGCTCATCGGCATCACCCCTTCCGCGGCTCGTGCAGGGCTACATAGTAGCCATAGGTCTTGCCTTCGGCGCGGGCGGCACGTTCCACGCGGGCGATCTCGCTCATGGCACGTTTGCTGCGCTGTTTGGCCCGGCTGATGATGGCATCGTCGCTGCGCACCAGCGGGGCACAGGCTTTGCAGTAGCGCTGGCTGCAATAGGCGTGCAGCATCATTTTGCCGCAGCGGGCGCAGGGCTTATCGGAATATTTCGGCATCAATCCTCACCTCCATGTGTATGATCCATGTAGATCTTCGGTTCGTCGTCCTCGTCCAGGTGGGCGGCGGCTTTTCCGGCGCAGAGCCCGGCGGTGTAGGCGGCGGCCAGCAGCGCGGCCAGA